ACCTGTAGACCCTTTTGAACTAGCATAAGTTTGCGCTGCGGCAATGTCTGCGTCACTAACACCAAACTCTGCTTTAGCATCTGTAATTTGTTGAGCAGTTGGGTTACTGGCTAAGAAACTATTAATACTATCGTAGTAATTGTTTACGCCTTGATTGTTAGCAGCGTATGTAGCACCTTCACTACCGGCTAAATCTGCAATAGTAGTTGGCGTAGTACTAACTGAACCCGAATTATTTAAAAGACCAACTGAATTTGCTAATTCTCCAACATTAGATACATTATTTGCAGTATCACTTGACTCTATTACCGCCTCGACTGGTGCAGAAGTAGCAGAGGTTCCTTTACCAACCGCGCCTCCAACAATAGCTTGAGTTAGTAAATCATTAATATCTTGATCTTTACCAAGAACTAAATTAACAGCAGCTCCGGCTCCAGCTTCTTGTCCAGCTTCAGTAATTGTTTCGGTTCCAACTTTGCCAGTTCCTTTGGCAATTACGTTATCTAGTTTTCCAGTAACAAAACCGCCTAATTTGCCAAGTGTTGCTTGAATTAATGCTTCAGTAGCGCCAGCAGCGGCTCCTGCTTTTCTTGCTGCATCTAAACCGTCTTGGTGTGAGCCACCAGCTTTAATATTTTCATCGTATGCTTGTAAGGCTGCATTACCACCCGTATCTCCGGTATCTATTAAACCGCTGGCTACCATAATGCCTTTGGCGGTACCGCCTCCTAAAAACAGGGCAGGCAACTCTTGTCTAAATTCAACAACAATTTGCCTACTCAAGCCGCTGGTGCCATCCAGAATGCGGCCCGCCATCACAGCAAGCTTATCTGTACCGGGAGCTAGTTTGAGTAAATTTAATGTTTCATTCCAATTCGCAGTATCTTTTGGCCCATCACCAATAGATTGGCCTGAAACAATAAGATCATTACCGCTTTTTACCAAAGCATCAGCAAGTGGTTTATTGTTTAACAATAAAGAAGTACCGCCAACAACATTTTTTGTTAACTCGCCCACAGCTTCATATGCCGTGCTTACACTGTTTGTGATGGGACTGTTGGGGTTATTCTTTAAATATTCGTTGGCCGCTGCACTACTCAACTTCATTTGATCTTGAATTGAGGATGCTAGATTGTTAAAGAAACCACTTGACTCAGTTTTTTTAAGTGCAGCAGCTTGTTGCGCGGCAAGGTCGGTAGCGGCGGCGGCCCGTGCAGCTGTGTCACCTTGTGCGGCAACTGTTTGCGATGCGTTAGTTACATTAGATAAGTTAGCGGCATTCAGCGCGTTAATCTTATTATTAGCTGCTGTAGCGGCTTCTTCTGCCGTTCCTGTTGTGTATGTACCTGTTACGCCTGTTGCAGGGTTAGTCCACGTAAATGTTTGATTAGGGCCAAAGGCTAAACGATTGGCTGCAAACGTATCATTAAACGATGTAGGTTGTGTGTTGGCCGCAGCACGGGCTTGAGCCCCAGCCAAATCGCCAAACTCATCGGTATAGTTACCTGCATCAACCAAAATGTTAGAACCATTACCTAAATTTAATGTACTAATTCCGCCAGTGTCGTCAGTAATTGAAGATGTTACATTTTTGTTGGCAAGATTTGATATGCCCGTAGCTGTGGTGTCAGTAGATGCAAGTGTGTTGTTAAGGTTATTTACAGCAGTAGATCCGGCAGTAACTACGCCAGAGTTTTGCAATTGATTAACAACGTTGGTTGCGTTTACCACGCTTGCGCCTGTTGCACCAGCATAAGTTCTTGCGGCGGCTTCTAAGCTACCTGTTGTAGCCAATGTAGCTGCTGCGGCTCCTGCAGCTGTACTACCTGTTTCTTGTGTAACAGTTGTGCCAACCACAGAGCCAACAAGGGCTGTAGCCAGATTGTTTGTGTTACCTGTTACTGCAGCATTAGTAACTGCTGTTGCAGCGTTGTTAACAACTTTTTGTAAAAATGGATCATCTACAACACCAGATAGCGCGCTTATTACGGCATTATTTGCAATAGAAGAAATACCGCCCGTAACTTGAGACTTAATCGTGTTCTCAAGAATTTTATCTAACGGAGTGCCCTGCGCTACTTGTAAAGCAGCATTGGCAATAGCAGTGCCTGTTGTTGCAGACACACCAAGCGTTGCGGCAATTTCAGCGCCAACAACGGGTAAAAAATATGCAGCGGCCAAAGCTGCAATTTCCTTTAAGCCGCTATCAACCTTCTGGGTAACGCCAGTTCTTTCAAACGTACCATCAGCACTTAATTGCGTATAGGTTGACCCTGTAGGTGCTTCGTAGTTAACATCACCAGTGGTTTTTTCTACAATAATGTTTTGAAGCGCACCAATTTGTTGATCTTCGCCAGAGCCACGTATCTCATAGTTAGGCGCAATACGAGTGTCACCCAGCGTAATAGAAGAGCCTTGCGGCACAGTGGCCGCAGCCCTTGCAATAATCTCATTAACAGATGTTCCAGTAGCCGCCGCCATTTGAGCAGGTGAAATACCATACGTAGCCATTGCCGAGGCAAGGCCAGCATCACTCATGCCGGGATTGGCATTTAAGAAATCTAAAATTTGTTGATTGCTAACTGCCATTATCCGACCTTCCAATTCGTGCCGTCAGAGTAAACGGGTACAGCAATAGCCCCGCCAGTCACAACGGTTGCCCCAAATGTTGGGCCTAAAGCATCTGTTACAAAAGACCTAGCGCCTTTGCCCGAAGTGACTGCACTTGGCAACGTTGCCACCGTGTAGTTAGTTAAAGGAGGAACTACGCCAGAAGCCGTTAACTGCGTGTTTAATGAATCAAGCCTGTTGAAGTACAGACGCAAGATGTTGAGCATCTGGTCAAAATATATACGGTCGTACTCGTTCGGAGGTAGCGGCAAGTTAGGTGCGGCTACTTTATTCAGTTCAAAATCAGTGGTGACAATAAAGCTCATCGTCTGCCGTCCGGTCTGATGTCAATACGGGTAGCACCCAACTGCCATGTAGTACCAAGGTTTGTAGAGCTTACCTTCAAGATAAGCTGGCGACCGCGAACCCTTGTATTGATCTGGCCTGTAAAGCCTTCAGTCACTGTGTACTGAGCGCCAGTCTGCTTGGTTACATTACCTGTTACCGCCGTGCCAGTTCCAGAGCCTGAGTTCTGCAAGGGATACAAAGTGTACGTAACTTGCGGAGTTGGCGAAGCATCCGACCCTGAGAACGTTAAGTCAGGCAACATACGATATACAAATCCAAATCTGTCGCCATCATCAATGTCAAACTCTGATGATGAGATGTAAGCCTCAATACCTGCGGGCGTACCTGTCTCGTTATTGTCTAAGCCGTACTCTTGATCAACTAAGTTGTAGTTGTACGTAGCGGCAATAGGGAAGTCTCTTAGGCCAGAGTCTAGCCAAGCTGTTCGCTCCATCGTGCCGTAGTACCAGATTTTTTCAAGGTAGTTGTACACCACATAACGATTGGCAACCAAGCTACCAGCCGCGCAGTAGAACCACCAGATTTCGTTGAAACCCTCGTTGGTACTGGCAAACACTTGTTGGTTTTGCTGAAGGTTAATGTCTTGGTATACGTACCGGCGAAGGTCGCATGGCAGTGTTTGTAAGCGTCCATCGTACAGATAGAACTTATCTACACCCATCCAGTACACCACACCAGAAGCCTGCGCCGCTGCGTTCTGACCAAGGATGGAGATGTTGTCACCCATCAACTGGCTAGACCAAACCACTGGCGGGCCAATGTACTGTAAAGAATAGATGGCTGAATCAGTCCACACCAAAATCTCTTGGCGGGTTTGAATAGCGGTCACGATGCTTGAGCCGTGGGACAACGTAACACTACCGGCCTGATTAGTTGGAGATATTGTCCAATCGACCACAGACTCTTGAGCCGACCAGCGAATTAACATAGGATTCTGTGTGGTAAAGCCGTAGTCATTACAGCCAAATGCAAACACAAACCTGCTAATGTCAGATACAAATACAAAGTTTTGGATGATTGGGCAGTCTGACGCGCCTGACAGATTAACAATGTTAATGCCATTAGGCATGATGTAGTGGTCGCCAGACTGAGTACCTGTCGTGGTAATAGCCGCCCCGCCAACAGTAGCCGCTAAGTTAAAGGTATTGCCACTGGAGTTAATGACGTAGTAGATTGTTCCGGGGCTAAGTCCCGTAGGTAACGCAGCAGGATAACCGCTGTTGGTAAGAATAACTGGAGAGCCATTTGGTAAGTTAAAAGCGGCAGTAACTACCGCAGGAGAAGCAATGGTGACCGTAGCCAAGGATGGGTCTACGCCATAACCAGCATCCCAATAATAGATTGGGCCACCACGGAAACCATAAACCAAGTCTTCACCAAAGTTATTCTGGCTCCACAACCGAATGGCAGATGTTGACGTACCGCCAAAACCCCAAGTTCCTGCGCCCCATGTACCAGCACCCCAACCGGCTAGTGGGATTTCGTATGCGTCACCCGTATTGATTTGATAGACTGCATTAACAGTGCTACCGCCGCCAGCCGCTACAGTTGATGTTGCCGCCGTAGCAGATACGATTGTGTAGGTATTGGCATCAACGTAAGTAATGGAAAACTCACCGTTTAAATCAAGGCCACCTACAGGAGCTACGTTACTGAACGTTACAAAGTCACCTGTAATTGCACCGTGCGCTGTGTCTGTCACACTAACACTTGTTAATGTGTTAGTAGTGGCAAAAGGGTTACTAAGGATAGCTGCTGCCCGAATGGGCGTAATGTCGTTGTACTGACCGCCTAGTTCAAGGTAGAACTTAAGGTTAGTGCCTACACCAATCAGGTTTAAGTTGTCTAGCGTAATCCAGTTCCACAGCGACCGGCACAGACCTTGGAATGTAGACAGAAATACGCGCCCATCCCCCAATCTTTTCAGGCGAACCTTGGCGGAATCGTACTTTATCAGACTCATACCAGCCGTTCTCGGTTGTATATCGTGTATTTTCTCTCGACACACCCGGACGCATCACAAGCTTTTTAAGCATGATATACTTCCTTCATGAAAATACTTGATACAAGTGCGTATGTGTACATTTGGTTCAGTCCTGACTGGATACCATTTTATGTTGGTATGGGAAAAACGCCAACACGGTGGAACCCACTTCGCATAAAAAAGAAAGACCGCAATCCTTTGGCCTTTGCTATGGTTTCTAAATTTGGCGCTGAAAATGTACGAGTGCACCGTTTTACAAAACTTACATGGGATGACGCGCAAGCAATGGAGTGTTCGTTAATATCCCACTTTAAACGAAAGTCAGATGGCGGCCCACTGGTAAACTTTACTGACGGTGGCGAGGGTGTAGTTTCTCCTAGACCAGAGGTGTTAGAAGCAAAACGTAGAAAACTGCTTGACCCAGCAAACCCTATGCGGCAGTACCACAAAATATTAAACACTGACCCAGATATTAAAAAACGCAGAGTAGAGGGCATCAAAGCCGCCCAACCAGCCAGAGCAGAGAAAATGCGTGACCCAGCCGCTTTAGCGCAACGTAAAGAACGACTCAAAGCCACCATGAACTCTCCTGAATATTTAACCAAACGTGCGTTATGGGATACGCCAGAGTACCGAGCAAAGCTGTCTGCCGCCAAGACGGAGTATTGGGCTAAACGCAAGGTTGCCATCGCTTAATCCAACAAAGCGCACTCAGCCGTGCGGCGTTTTAACAGACCCGGCAAAACCTTGCCGCCACCTTTAGTCCAGAGCATCAGTTGTTCTTTTGCGCCTTCCCAATCATTGGCATTGATTTTCCTCTTTAACGTAGATGTTTGCAAGCGTCCTGTGCCCAAATTGTAGGCAAAGTCCACGATGGCGTTGCACCTGCGTTCGTCCAGAATTAAGCCCGGACAGTTACGCAAAACACCGGGCAAGTACGTATGCTCAAGCTCAATCATCAAAAGCGCGTGAGCTTCTTCCTGACTCATAGGCGCATCTTCCAAAGTCACTTTGCGCTTGTCTGCGTAGTAGGTAGAACCGTAGCCAATCGTGGCTACGTTGGCAGGGCAAAGATACGGCTTGGAGCGAAAGCCCTCAAACCGTTTGCACATCTCTGCGGCTAGTGCTAGGTTCATAACCCACGCTTGGCTAAAGTACGATCAAGGAACCAGAAGTTAATTGTGCCAGCCAGCAATGCCGAGAAGTCAGGTGACATCATTATCTTGAACACTTCTACGGGAGGAGCGCCAGTGATCCATGCGTTCCATGCAAACCATACGTGGATGAACGACCACACAAATAGCACCCAGTAAGTTACAACCGGCCTGACGGATGCAGATAGACTAGCCGCCCAACCACCAGCGGCTTTGACCATTGTGGCTTGCTGCTCTATGGCAGACTGAAACGCATCCATTACGCCTACGTCAATAGCGGCTTCCCGCTGTGCGCCAATCTCAGCCAACTTCTGCTGACCACGTAATGTCTCTAGTTCACATTGGCGTGTAAACATCAACAGTTCATGCTGGCGCTCGTTCTTCTTGTCAAAGAACTTCAGCACCTCGGGGGCCATACGGAACAAGCCACCAAATACTGAACCCAAAATACCGCCACTTAATACATCAAACATTGGATTCCTTTATTGTAAACATTAAGTTTTTATGTGCA